ATGAAATTTTTATCTAGACTCTTTAGAAGCAAAGAATACAATAAGAAAAATACAAGAGCGGATAGTGTTAAGAATAATTCTAACACTACAAATTATGTGAATTTAAATAATTTTTCAAGTGCAACTAACTATTTAATTTGGGTAGATCTTAAAAAATTCAAAGTAAATATTTTTGATGGAAGCACAAATAAATGGAATTTAGTTCATAGTTATTTATGTACCATAGGAAATGCTTGTCCTACAGAATGACAAAAAAGTGGAATATGATGGAATGAAGGAACTTATTTTTTTTTAAGTTCCTCATTTATGTCTCCGATGCCTATCAATTCTATTTTTGCATCATATGTATCACCATTCCAAATAATTCTTTGAACTAAAGATTGGATAAGAAATCTTCTTTGAAGGATATTATTGGTCATTTCAATATTTCTATTAAAATACTCCAGAGAATCTATTACTACTTTTATATTTTGTATTCCATTATCAATACTCTTTTCAGTGCTTTCTACATTATTATAAGAAGACTGTAATATTTTAATTTCATCTTTTAAATTTTTCAAGTCTTCCATAAACATATCAGCAATTTCATCATCATTAGTTTTAGCTATTCTTTTTCTGAGATTATCCATTTCAATGTTTTTTTCTTTTATTTCATTTGCAAGTTTTTCTTTTTGCGTATTTTCATAATTTCCAGCAATCTCTTTTGGAGAGATAGTTTTTTTTAAGGCATCAGTTAATATTTCTTTATTATACCATTTGATTTGATCTACAATAATTTTATCTAGCCTATCTACACGAATATTTTTAGATATACACTTATCAGTATACTTATTCACTTTATTAGAACATATATAATAATAATGTTTATTATTAGTTTGTCTTACTAACATATTAGCACCACACACAGAACATTTTAAAAGTCCAGATAAAATAGCATTATTACTTTCGCCAGTTCCAACTCTAATAAATTGTTTAGTTTTATTCTTTTCTACTAGTTCTTGTACTTTCAACCAATCTTCACTTTTTATTATTCCTTTATGTTTTGCAATTGCTGCAACCCATTCAGTTACGTCTCTATCTGTTTTTGCCTGCTTGGTTTTATTATATGTCAAATAACCATTTCCATTAGCGGTGCCAAATACATTAATGCCTTTTTCTTTTAAATATTCATGTGTTTTTAAACTACTTTCTACATATATGGGATTTCTTAAAATTCTAGCAATTTGAGATGAACTTGCAACACCATCATTTTTACCCTTTATTCCGCTATAAGATAATTTTTTGACTACTACCCTTATTGATTGCTCCTCAAGATAAGTTTTATAAATGAGATTAACTATTTCTAGTTCTGCCTCATTAGGTGTCAATTTCATAAGAGTTCTTTCCTTAAAGTCTTCATCAATGTAAGTTATTTTTTCTGAATTAAATCCGGTTGGTATTTGTCCTCCAAGCCATCTACCAGTTTTGGCAAGTTGAAGCATATTATCTCTTACACGTTCTGCAATAGTTTCCCTTTCTAATTGTGCAAAAACAGAACTTATATAAACCATGGCTCTTCCCATTGGCGTACTAGTATCAAACTTTTCATTGATACTTACAAAGTCAATATTGTTACTTTGCAAGGTATCTAATGTAGTAGAGAAATCAGCTACATTTCTAGATATACGGTCTAATCTGTAGCATATTAAAGTGCTGAATTTCTTAGCTGCTGCATTTTTTAAAAGTTGCTGGAATTGCGGTCTATTAGTATTACCCCCACTAAAGCCTTCATCCTCATATACTGTATATTCAATTTTTTCATCTATATAATTTCTACTACAGTATTCTTTGCACAATTCTATTTGATTTTCTATAGAGTCACCCTTACCAGTAAATATTGATTTCCTGCTATATATAGCTACTTTCATTATAAATTCAACTCACATTCATTTTTATTTCTATCTTTAGATTCTATCATACAAAATAATAGTAGACGAGGGCAAATTTCAAGCGCATCAGCAAATCTATAGAGCATACGAACAGTAGGAGATTCAATACCATTTTCTACTTTAGATATATATCCTTGAGTAAGTCCTAATTTTATTGCCAGATCTTTTTGTGATATTTTTTTGATTTCTCTATAGTATTTTAAATTTATTTTTGGATTCTTTATCATTTGTTCGCTCCTTGAAGAAGCTACCAATTAAAATATACACCATTGGAATATATCTTTTAACAGTGTTTTGATGGAATATAAACCATATGTAGGTAAAATAAAAAGACACTTATATAAAGTGTCTCAAAGAGAATTATTTAAATTAATGTTGTTCATCAGAATCAAATTTATTGAAGTTTTGAAGAAAATTATATGCTTTCTCACCTTTTACAGTAGCTAATTTAATGGATTTAACATCTCCAGATACTTGAGCTAATTGGTAAGTAAAATTATCTTGTTCAGCTTTTACGACATCAACTTTATGTTCTAGCGCCTTAAGGACTTGAGTATTTTCTTTAATTTGAGATTGCATTAAGTCTATGCTGTTTTGCATTTGTTCTAACATTTTTAATATTTTATCTTCATTATTCATCTTAACAGCTCCTTTAGGTAATCGTATTAACATTATACATTAATTAAGTTGAATTATAAAGAAAGAATAATTGTTAGATTATTTAAATGCATTTAAAAATAATAAATAAAAAAGGTGTTCGCCATAAACACCCTTTTTTTATATTTAGTTATGATTCTTTAATCCAAGTTGTTCTTTAAGTGCACTTTGTAAAACTTGAGAAAAGTTGATTTTATTTTGTTCAGCTATTTTGTTAAGCCATTGAGGAATAGTTAAAGTTTTCTTTATAGATTGATTTTCTATTGCTGTTCTATATAATGGCATATGAACTTCTATAAGCAGTGGTATTTGATTTTTTAACAAGTTGATATTATTAATAGGAGTATCCTTTGGAATTTTGTCATTATCTTCTTCCATGCCATATAGGTGAAGAGCTAAAGCTTCTTTTGCCATCCTTATTGCTTCATCAGTAGTATCTGCACATGATAAACATCCTGGTAAATCAGGGAATTCTATTGATATTCCATCTTCCTCATAAGTAAAAATAGCTGGAAATACATAAGTATCCTTTTCTTTCATAGTACTACTTACTCCTTTATAAAAAGTGTTAAGGAGGGAAGGGATTAATTTAAAATAATCCCTGCTTGTTTAAAAATACTTTTAACAGTTTTGATTGGTAAATCCTTATTAGGGTGTGGTATTGTAACTTTTTCCTTTTTAATAGGATGTTTGTATTGATGATGGTCACCAATACAAGCTACTTCATACCAACCATCAGCATTGAGTATTTTTATAATTTCCCTTGAAGAATAGGCCTTCATTAGCAACCCTCCTTACAAAATAATTATAACACGTATTTTAACACGTGTAAATAGTTGTATTGATTTTTTTACAAAATAATGACAATTATAAAAGGATTAATTAATTAGTTGAATTATTCTTGATTTTATATAAATGTGAATTAATTAGTAATAATTCGTCGATAAATAAAAACAAAACTTGTCCATATGTCGAAATATTCCCGGATGGAATACCCCTTTTGGGTTTATAATAGTTGCATGAAAAGAAACAATGCATAAGTATAGTAAATTATATGAAGTTTTCATAGCTATAATAAGAACATATGTTCTTGCATTGGTATAGAAAAAGTTGTAAAATTATACTATAAGTATTAAGGGGTTGGAGCTTGTGAAAAATGAAAATAAAACTTTTAAAGAAATGTTATTGGATGAATTAAGGCACAATCAAAAAAATAACAAGTCCATTTGCCAGCCTATTTTCCATCATGCTGCGTCGGCAAATTGACCTAATAGGCGCGCTATGAGGGCAATTCGTCTCCTTGCCTGATGAAAAATATTCATGGCAACTTTGGACTTGTTATTTATTTTCATGTGCCTAAAAAACAAAGATATAACTATTAGAGAATTAGATATACAACAAATAGTTTCAACAATGATAAAAGAGATAGATGTTAAATCCTAAGCATCTATCTCTTAATCATTTTTTAAAGCAATTGTGACAGCTATTATTTTCTTTATTAATTGTGCTTTTTCTTCTTTCGGCAATGAATCTAAGTTTATATTCTTATCTTTATATCCGTTAATCAGTTGATTAACAAATAATTCATTTGTATTAATTGCTGAATGAGTCTCTACTTTTTTGTTAGAATCTTCATCATTAAGAAGATAATCTGTAGTGACATTTAAAATTTTAGCTAATCTAGATATTATTTCACCCTTTGGTTCTCTCTTACCGTTTTCATATCTAGAGAGAGCAGCTTCTGTAATACAAGCTAATTCTGCGAGTTCTTTTTGTTTTAGATTTCTTTCTTCTCTTAATATTAGTAATTTCTCACCAATAGTTTTCATGCTATTACCTTCATTACTTACTTACCATTATTATAAATCAAATATTATAAAGTTAAAAAAACTTACCAAAGTTATAAAAAAACTATCGACACTTACCGAGTGGTAAGTTATTAGTAAATTACCGAATGGCAAGTGAGGTGATTACAACGAAAGCTAATTTACTTAAAAGTAAGCGTGTCTTAAAAGGATTAACACAAAAAAAAGTCGCTGAAATGGTAGGTGTATCAGAAAAAACTTATAACCATAAAGAAACTGGTAAGATTGAGTGTAAAATAGATGAAATACTAATTATAAGTTCGGTTCTTGATCTTACAATGGAAGATATAAATGAAATTTTTTTTGATGGTAACTTACCATTTGTACAAGTGAAAACTGGATAATATATTAATTCAAGTTTGTCCAGTAACTAAAATTTAAAACTATGAAAGGAGAGGAAATGAATGAAGAAATTAGATGAATTAAAAAAATATAAAAAAACAGATTTGAAATTGTTTAGAGATCAACTAGAAAAAGAAAAGGAACATCTAAAGGAACTATACCAATTTAGTAATGGGGTTGAACACTCTGGAACTATGGATTGTAAAAAAGAAATAAAAAGGCTAGAAACTATAGTTGAGTATTTAGAAACTGCTCAAGAAGTACCAGTTCAAGAGCAGTATATAAAAGAACTAATAAAAATTGAATTAAAACCATTCAAAAAATTTCAAATTTCAATTAATGTACTTTTATTAATCTTAATAATAATATTATCAGCTTTACTAATAAAACGAGAAATTATTTTAAATAATCTTCAAACTCAATTAGATACACTTAAACAATTACTTTTCAGATTCTAATTGTATTACTTGTTCTAAGTGCAAATTAATTTCTTTTAGGAGCTTAAGGTATTCCACATCATTAGTCGGTTTTAAGTAATTTAAAATTGCGAAAATTATACAAATAATTGCAGAGATTGTACAAATCCACTTATGAAAATCAAACGTAGTATCGTTGTTCAAGAATGAATCTTTTAGATTGTCTACATTTTCATTACAAATTGCCAAATTTAAAGTTTCTTGTGGAGAATCATCAATTTTTGTATCTTCAGATGAATCAATTTCTTTTTGAATTTCAGTAGATAATGAATCAAGTATGTTATTAAGAGAACGTGAAGTTAAAAAATCAGGATTTATTGTTTCAAAATAATCAAGTTTTTCAGCTATCAAATTATAATTTTTGCAAACATCAATAAGCATAGGATCTTTAATAATAGAATCAGCAAATGAATTTATAATCTTTTGAGTTTTTGCTGCTGATTCCAATATTGGATTAAGGATTTCTTCGGTTCTTAATATTGCTTTAGTAAATGTGTCTAGCACAACTTGATTTTGCAGGATTCGTTCAACTTGCTTTTGGGTTTCTAAAAATGGTTTGAGAGTTTCGTATAATTGATTACTTTGTTGAAGCATTCGATTTAAATTATCCATAAATTACACCCCCTTTCAACAATATTTTACCATATGTTGAGAGAAAAAGAAAAAGGAGGTAGATAGAATCAAGTAACCAATTAACAACAAATGAATAAAATAATATGAATTTCTTACGAGGTGATTGATATGGGAAGAACTGAAAGACCAATAACTGTAACTATAGTAGGAAAAATAACAGAGGCACATCAAAGAGCATGCGCAGAAAGATTAGCAATGATATGCGAAATGCAATATGGAATAGAAGGGTGTAAGCAAATCTTGGCAGGTTTAGAGAAGAAAAATTAAATACTTATGATAGCAGGGCAGAAATGCCTTTTATAAAAAGCTTTTTATCAGCAAAAGTAAATACTTCCTCAATTTATTATATTCAGAAAATTCAATATTAGTACTAAGGGGGATAGAAAAAATGCAAGTATTTATGATTAATTTTAAGGCAAATCAAACTAAAGATAAAATTATGAATAAATTAGATGCAGCTATTAAAGAAACTAAAGCAGAAATGGAAACAAGTATAGCAAATAACGAAAATCCTACTTTAGATAAAACAGTTAGATTAAGCCAAAAACTTGATCCATTAATAGCACATAAAGAAAGAATGTTGCTTTATGGTTGCTAGATGTAAATGTGGGTTGAATTGGAACATTAGTATTAAAACAGATTTAAGCAAACCTTATGTATGCCCACATTGTGAATCAAAAGCGAGGGGCATTCAATACAAGCCAACTAAACTTGAAAGGGGAATGAGGATATGAAAGCAACAGGAGTAACAAGACCAATTGATCCATTAGGAAGAGTAGTAATACCAAAAGAATTAAGAAAGCAACTTAACTGGAATGAGGAAGATAGAGTTGAATTTTTCATAGAGAATGATTCAGTAATCATTAGGAAATATGCTCCAGTAATCATTAGAGAATATGCTCCAGGATGTCATTGTTGTGGAGAAGTAAAAGGCTTAACTAAAGTTTTAGATTTTAATATATGTCCTAAGTGTTTGAAGGAATTTAAGAAGGCATCAGAGTTAATAAATGGATCAAGAAAGGTTGGGGATTGATTATGAAAGTAGGTCAAACACTTAAAAGGAATGGTGAAATATATAAGATATATAAAATTACAGACTTTAAAATATTTGCAGAGGACGAGTTTGGTGTAAATATAATTTGTTTACCAAACTTACAAATAATTAAATAGAAGGGAGAGCCAAAGGAAATGAAAGAAAATTTAGAAAAAGCTACTAAGGAACCGACCAAAGTATCCGAAGTAGCCATGCGTAAAAATTCACCTTCATTATACCATATGGATGGAGGAATGCAAGTTGCAAACTAAATTAATAGTTAGAGAGTTATGCAGAGATATTTTAAATCTTAGTATGACTATGAGCGAAGAAACTGAAATAGATGTATATGTTAAATATTTTCCACATGTAAATGAGTTTGATGTGGAGGTTTTTCCAGAAGGTTTTAATAATAATCATGAAGATGTTATTGCTTATGAAATAGATCTTACTGGAAGCAATGCAGAAGAGAAACTTAGAGAAATAAAAGAGAATCTTCAAAGTATATGGAGATGCGAAAATGCAAGTTAAGTGTGATGCAAATATTATTTTAATAAATAGGAGGGAATGTTAATGAAAATTAAACTGCAATCATTAGAAATCAAACACTTTAAAGGGATTGATAATAAATTAATCAATTTTGGAGATATTACACAAATTCAAGGAGAAAATGGAACAGGAAAGTCAACTATATTTGATGCTTTCTGTTGGCTGATGTTCGGCAAGGATAGCCATGACAGAAAAGTATTTGAGATACAAACATTAGATTCTAACAATAATATAATTCACCGCTTAGAACACAGCGTTACTGGAGTGTTAGAAATAGACGGAATCCAAAAAACTTTTAAAAGAACTTTAAAAGAAAAATGGCAAAAGAAAAGAGGTTCAGCAGAGCAGGAATTAAACGGATGTTCAACAGATTATGAAATAGATGATATTCCGGTAAAACAAAAGGAATACTTAGAAAAAATAAGTGAAATATTAGAGGAAAATAGCTTTAAGCTCCTAACTAATCCTTTATATTTTCCAAGCTTAGAATGGAAGAAGCAAAGAGAAATACTCTTGAATATTATAGGCGATATAAGTGAGGAAAATGTAATTAATTATAATTCTAAACTCAAACCATTACGAGAAATTCTCAACGAAAGTAATATTGATGATTTCAATAAAAGAATTGCATCTAGTATCAAAAAATTAAAGGATAAAGTAAAAGATATTCCAGCTAGAATTGATGAAAATAATAATAGTATCTGCAATGAAGATTTTTCGGAGTTAGAAACAGAAAAAAATAAATTACGTAAGGATATAAATGTAATTGATGAACAAATAGCAGATTCAGGCAAAGCTAATGAGGGTAAATTAAAGCTTCAAGAATCATTATTTGAGTTAAAAGGTAAACTAGGTACTTTAAGAAATGATGTTCTTAAAAATGCTAATAAGCCACTTGAAGAAGTTCAAGAGAAAATAAATAAGGTTAAGTCAGAAATACAAGAAATTAATTTCAAAATAAGAACAACAGAAAATAAAAGAGATAGATTTTGCGATTCTAATTTAGACCAAGAGAAGGAATTAGAAAAATTAAATAATCAAAGACTAAATATGCTTTCTGAATTTCACAAAGTAGAAGATGAAGTATTTAATTTTGATGAAAAAGAAACAGTTTGTAATTGTTGCGGTAGAGCCTACGACATGGAGAAAATTGAAGAAATAAAAGAAGCTTCTAGAGTAAAATTTGAAGAAAATAAAAAGCATAATCTTGCAGCAATTAAACAAGGCGGCTTGACTTTAAAAGCAAATATTGAAAAGGCTGAATCGTTACTTACTAAAGACAAAAAAGAAGTCGAAAAGCTAAGAAATGAAGTTATAGAACTAAAAGGCAAAAAGTTTGTTTTAGATCAAAACTTAGAAGAATTAGAATACCAAAAACAAAAAATAGATTGTGTAGAACCAACTATTGAAGGAGAAAAAGAATTAGCATCTCAAATAGACTCTATACAAACCGAAATAAGCAACTTTAAATTAAATGATAATAGTTTACTACTATCTGAAAAGAAAGCCTTACAAGAACAATTAAGTAATATAGATAAGCTTTTAGGTAAGCAACAAACAAATGCAGATTTAAAAATCAGAATATCAGAATTAAATCAAGAAGAAAAAACCTTAAATATTCAAATTGCAACACTTGAGGGTCAACAGTTCTTAGGTGAGGAATTTATAAGGACTAAAGTAGAACTATTAGAAAGCACTATAAATGAAAAATTTAAAGGCGAGGTACAATTTAAGCTATTCCGAAACCTTATAAACGGTGGACTTGAAGAATGTTGTGAAGCATTAATTCAAGGAGTTCCGTTTGCAGATGCTAATACTGCTTCAAGAATGAATGCTGGTATTTCTATACTAAATATATTATGCGAGCACTATGGAGTTGATGTTCCAGTATTTATAGATAATTCTGAAAGTATAAATCAAATAAATCATACAAATAGTCAATTAATAAAGCTAGTAGTTAGTTTAGATAAAAATTTGAAAGTAGAGGTAGCTTAATAATGAGTGATAATCATGCAATAGCAATTCAAGAAAAGAATGTTACAGATAAGGTTTTAAGTAGAATTAAAGAATTAGAAGGTACAGGAGATATAACAATGCCATCTAATTATAGTTATTCAAATGCTCTAAAAAGTGCTTATCTAATTTTAAGTGAAACAGTAGACAGGGAAAAGAAACCAGTATTGCAAAGTTGTAGTCAAGCAAGCATTATAAATACTTTGTTAGATATGACGATTCAAGGATTAAGTCCAGCTAAAAAGCAATGTTACTTCATAGCTTTTGGAGGAAAACTTCAACTTATGAAATCTTACTTAGGGAATATAGCAGCAACTAAGAGATTAAAAGGTGTAAAGAATGTATTTTCAAATGTTATTTACGAAGGTGATGAATTTTCATATGAATTGGATCTAGAGACTGGACTTAGAAAAATAACTAAGCATGAACAAAAGTTTGAAAATATAGACACCAATAAAATCAAAGGTGCTTATGCAGTTGTAGTTATGGAAGATGGTCTAAATTATGTTGAAGTGATGAATATTAATCAAATTAGAAATTCATGGAATCAAGGCGCAGCTAAAGGACAAAGTGGAGCTCATAGAAATTTTGCTGATGAAATGGCAAAGAAAACAGTAATAAATAGGGCTTGCAAGAATTTTGTATGTACATCAGATGATAGTGATTTATTAATTGAATCTATGAACCGTACAAATGAATATAGTCCAGAGGATATTATTGAATCTACTCATGATGAAGTTAAAGAAGAAATAAAGAATAATGCAAACCAAGAAATTATTGATATTCCAGGAGAAGAAGTTAAAGAAAATAACGATGGAAATCCTACAGTAAAACAAACTGTTTTAGGAGATGAACCATTCTAATGATTAGGGTAATTGCTACAGGATCAACAGGAAATTCATATATTATTCAAGCTGGAGAAGAAATTCTCTTGCTTGAACTAGGAATAAACTTCAAGGATATCAAGAAAGCCCTTAATTATGACTTAAGCAAAGTTGTAGGAGCATTAGTAACTCATGAACATAAAGACCACTCAAAAGGAGTAAATGATGCTATGAAAAGTGGAATTGATGTTTATATGAGTTCTGGAACAATGAATGGTATAGATTTAAATTTTAATTATAGTCATAGGATGCCTTATTTATTAGAACATAATACTATGGCTAAAATAGGAAACTTTACAATAATTTCATTTAATACTCAACATGATGTAAATGAACCTTTAGGGTTTCTAATATATCATCATGAGATAGGAAAAATTCTATTTGCAACAGATACCTATTATTTAAAATCTAAGTTTCAGAATGTAGATCACATTTTAATAGAGTGTAACTATTCAGAAGATGTTCTACCAACATTACCACCTTGGAGAGCTAGAGTAATTAAATCTCATATGAGTTTAGAAGTTCTAAAACAAACTCTTAAGACTTGGGATTTAGAAGGAACTAAAGATATAACACTTATTCATATATCGCATGACAATGGTAATCCAGACAGATTTCAAAAAGAAATAGAAGAAATGACAGGTATAAAAACTTATGCAGCAGTACCAGGATTAGAAATAAAATAAGCCCCTATCACTAGGGGCGGGAAAAAGAATGGAACAAATCAAATTACAATTCATTTTATTATATGCAGAATTAAAAAAATTATTCAAAAGAGGAAGTGATACTATGGCAGATAAAAAATATTACTGGTTGAAATTGCAAAATAATTTTTTTGAGAAAGATGAAATTAAGGTAATCGAATCTAGACCTAATGGAGAAAAACATATCAATTTCTATTTGAAATTACTTCTTAAAAGTATTTCAACAGAAGGAAAATTATTATTTAGAGATGTGATTCCATATACACCAGAAATGTTAGCATCCATAACTAATACTGATGTAGATACAGTTAAAGTTGCGATAGATTTATTTTTAAAATTAGGATTGATGGAACGATTGGATGATGGAGCTTTATTCATGAGCGAAACTCAAAATATGATTGGTTCAGAGACTCAATGGGCAGCAAAAAAAAGAGAATATAGAAAGAACTTGGACAATAATTCTAAAGACAATGTCCTTGATATGTCCGAGACAAAAAAGACATTGTCCGATAAGAGAACAGAGACAGAGTTAGAGACAGATATAGATACAGATATAGAACAACAACATATAGAAATAGAAAAAATTCTAAAAAATAATTTTGAAAATCAAGATATAGAAGCTATAAGAAAATATTGTATTGAAAATAATGTTGTTGTTGATGTTGTTGCTGAAAAGATTGAAATAATAAATCATATGAAAAAAATAAGAAATAAAGTAGGAGCATTACTAACAGCTATAAAAGATGATTGGAAACCATCAAAATCAGAAAGTAATTACGTTTCAGTTTCAGGCTTTAATAACTTTGAAGCAAGGGAGTACGACTATGATTCCTTAGAAAAAAAGCTATTAGGCTGGGATGATGAAAATTAAATTCTAAAGGGGGATTTAAAAATGGGGAGGAATATCAAGCTAGAAATAGCAAAAGAAGCAGCAGAAATTAAACTTAATGATACAACAGGAACATTAACTATTAAAGCAGCACTAAAACAGGCTCAAAGAAATTTAAATAAAATATGTGGACTACAACAAATAATCAATGAGTTAAGGGGTGAGGATAATTGAAACTGAAATTCATGCAGCTAGGAAAGAACTTAGAAACTAAAGAGGACAATACAGAAGATGCGTGGGACGAAGTAAAATTCAAGCTAGAAGAAGAATACAAGGAACTTATTGAAGCTATTGAAGAAAAGAATTTTTTACATGTAACGGAGGAAGTTTTTGATTTATGCCAGGTATGCATCAGAGTATTTGTACTGCTCAAAAAAGAAAATTTAAATCTAGAGCAACTCAACATGAGACATAACAGAAAATTAGTTAAGCGTGGCTGGCAGCATGTAAATATAATCAGAATCTTTTGGGATAAGTCATGAGTACCAAGGACGAGTGTTGCGAAGTATGTGGAAGACAAGCACAAGAATGTCACCACATGATATCTAAGGAAAGGTGTAAGCCTTTAGAAAACTGCATTCAGAATCATGTATATCTATGTTCAGAACATCATAGAGGAACGTTTGGAGTACATGGGAAATGTGGACATGCATTAGATCAAAAATATAAGTTACAGTTCCAAAACTACTTAGAAATATATTTCTTAAAAGAATTTTTAACAAGAGAAGAAATAAAAGAAGTTTTAGGAATAGCAGATAAACCATTAAATAGACTTTTGAGTGGATTAAGACAACACAACTGTAAATATAACAGAGATGAATTAATAATTGAATGTATTGGTGGCAAAAGAATAACCGAGAGCATATCAGATAAGCCACTAGAGAAGAGAATATAAAATTAAGGTGCAATTTATCTAGTTAAGATAACAAAGGCTTAAATAGGCGGTAGATTAATAGAAAAAGAGAAAGAAGGATTAGACAATGAATAAATGGATAGGAATTGGACGATTAACAAAGGACAGTGAACTTAGATTTACAGCTGGAAAAGGTACTGCAAATCTTACATTTACATTAGCAGTAGATAATTATAATTCAAGTACAAAAGAAAAAGGAGCAGATTATATTCCAATAGTTGTGTGGGGTAAACAAGCTGAGAGTTTATCAAGCTATTTAATAAAAGGGACTCAAGCTGCAGTTAGTGGAAAGATTCAAACAAGATCATATGATGCCAAAGATGGAACTAAGAGATATGTTACTGAAATAGTTGCAGATGCTTTTGGAGGTATTAAGTTACTAGGGAGTAAAGGAAAAGGACAGGACACAGATGGTAGTAATAATTTTGGAAATATGAATCAAGATACTTTTGGTGGTGGAAATTTTGAAGAAGATATAACACCTGTAAACGATGGGGATATGCCATTTTAAGGAGGAAACATGAAAGGGAACAAAAATATAAAAGAATCATTAATAGAAGAACTAAGTAAGCAGGACAATGAAAAAACAACAATTCAAATAAGGTTGTTTGATGATAAAACTGGAAGTGTTACTTACAAACATCTAACAAGAAAAGAACTCTATACAATATTAGAGGCGTTGGGAGATATAGAATGGTTGTAATGCAGAATATGTAGATATTGTGCAACAAAATAAAAAATAAGAAGGTGATCTATTGATTAAGAAATTACCTAATTGCAGGGGAGACTCAAGTAATACAAAAACATTCTATATTACTATTGAGTATGAAACCATTAGAAAAAATATTAAAAGAGAGACCATAGAAACAGCCGGAGAAGATGAAGTATCTGCTGGTGCAAATTTTCTGCTATGGCAAGTTATAAATCATGATATACAGAAAAAGGGAATAAAGAGAAAGAAAGTGAAACTTATAGAGATAAAAGAAAATAAAAATAAAATTCAATCAAACCCTCTGTAGGCAGAGGTTGCACAGATTTATATTGATTAGCTGTTAATGTAAATCAAAAAAAGCTAAGAGGTAAAGCGTAAAATGCCCTCATGTCATTGTTATGATAATAAATTTACAGGTGAGGACTTAGTAGATTTTAATCCCCATTTCCTTATGAATTAAAGCAATTTAATTTGTAAGGTGATTGAATTGAATGTATTAGAGGAACATGAAAAAGGGAGTATCCCCAACAATAAAGAGATATTTGAATCTTTCTTAGTTGGTAATAAAAAGATAAATGATTATGAAAAAATAATTTGTTCAGTTTCAGGCGGAAGTGATAGTGATTTAATGATAGATCTATTTACCAAACTTGATGAAAATAAGAAAGTAACATTTGTGTTTTTTAATACTGGACTTGAATATGAAGCGACTAAGGAACATTTGAAATATTTAAAATATAAATATGACATAAAAATTGAAATTATAAATGCCATAAAGCCTATTCCAATAACTTGTAGAGATGATGGTTTTCCTTTTGTATCAAAACAAGTTAGTGAATGGATAGAAAGGCTACAGAGACATAATTTCAAGTGGGAAGATAAAAGTTTTGAAGAATTATATAAAGAATATCCAAAATGCAAAGCTACCTTAAGATGGTGGTGTAATGAATGGGGAGAAGGTAGTAAATTCAATATAAGCTATAACAAAGGATTAAAGGAATTTATGATAACAAATCCCCCTAAAATCAAGATATCGCCTAAGTGTTGCAAATATGCCAAAAAGGATCCAGTACATGATTTTATAAAACAAGAAGCAAAGAAGAAAAATTACTTTGATTTGAATTGTTATGGAGTTAGAAAGGCAGAAGGAGGTTCTAGATCTACTGCTTATGCAAATTGTTTTACTAATAATGAATCCAATGAGGATATAGACGAGTATAGACCGATATTTTGGTATAAAGAACAAACTAAAAGAGTATATGAAGCGCATTTCAACATAATTCATAGCAAATGCTATACAGAGTATGGATTAAAAAGAACTGGTTGTGCTGGATGCCCTTATAATCAAGATTTTGAAGAAGAATTAAAAGTAATAGAAAAGCATGAGCCTAAGTTATTTAAGGCGGTAAGCAATATTTTTAAAGATTCTTATGAATATACAAGGGCATATAGGACATTTGTTAAGGATAATTTCAAGAAAGAAAATAAAGAGATCAAAGGGATTGAAGGTCAAATGAGTATTGATGATTATATAGCAGTTTAAAGAGGTGAGATATTATGAAGTGTGAAAAATGTGGCAGAGATATGACATTAGTGCTAGTAGAAAAAGGTGACCATGCTGAAACTAAAATATGGAGATGTACAAATTTAAGGTGTCTTTATATGTGCCGAGAAGTGACAATGAAGTAATGCACAATACTAATAAAGCAGTTTGTAGAAAGGGTGAAGTAAGTGTTTACTGGAAGAGTGAATTTAGTGCAAAGAAATAAAACAATTCATGTAGGTTTTAGAATGAATGGTTACATGGTTAGTGGCTGTAATACTACATGGGATATGAGAAATAAAGTAACCGAAGGAGATGCATCTGAGGTTACATGTAAAAGATGTAAGAAGTTATTGGAAAGAGCAGATGAAAACGGACATGTTATTTTAAAGTAAAAGAGGTGTAGAGATATGAATAAAGATAAAATGAAAGAGGCTTTAGGTGCTATGTTAAGCAGTTTTACAGCAAAATCAGATGAAGAGGCTATAAAATTAACAGCAAATGCTTTAGCTAATTTAGAAGAAAGTGAATATAAAATAGATGGACCAGAAGATTTCGACTGCTTTATTATGCATAAAGTTCATAATGGGTTAAAAGCAATAACTAGAACAATGCATGAAGCTCCAAATGAAGAAATAAAGGATAAAAGTAAAGCAGATTTTATATTTATCAATTACGGTTTCTTAGAACGTAATATAAGAGAACTTTGTACATTAAGAGAAGGTCCAACATGCTGTGCAGATAAATCCAGATATATTTTAAAGATGTATTTACAATATTCACTACATGGGACTATACCTAATTTCAATCCCGAAATAGAGAATTATCGGACTCCTAATTTTGGAGACAATGAAATGTGGATTAATCTTTGTGATGGACTTTATAGATTATATTATGGTCAAACAAAAGAATATTTTATGGCATACAACTCATTAATTCAATGTGAAATAAGAAAATTTAAACATATTCTTCATAGATGGTTTATTGAATATACAAATGGTGAAATTATAGAATTTACTACAAGTTGGGATGAACGCACCAAAAACCCTTTAAAAACAGAAAAAGAAGGAGATTATTATATCATCAATAAGAAATATACAGGTTCAATCGAAACAAAACCTTATAATGCAGCAGATGAAGAATTTAAATTCTTATACAGAGATTGCGTTAAGGTTCATAAAGATAAAATAGCACGTATCTATTATGAAAATGAAGAAAGAATGTGTTAATAATACTACGCAATACTACTAGAGAAGGTGGGAGTATGACAAAAATAAAAATAGTCTTTAAAGATAAAAGCAAAATAACTTATACAATCAATAAAGCTTGGGTTGATTGGAAGAAATATTGGGATAGACATAAAAATCAAAAAAATTTAATCGAAAGTGCTATATTGCAACAATATCCCAAAAAGGACTTTGAACCAGTTGATTTATTAAAAGATTATTGATGCAATACAGAATGTGTAAATTTTGTGTAGAAAGGGTGATGTAAAAATGTTTAAATATCATTTTGAAAAAAGCCAAGAAAGATATAAAAGAGTTAGTATAGAAGAAGCGTTCCAAGCACTTCACAATGGGAAAATCATTAGAAATAGAAAAAGAAATTGTTTCTTTGAATATTTCCAACTAATTAAATACAAAAGAAATACTTATAATGACGAGACATATCCAAGAATACAAAGGTGGTACGGATATAACGAAGAAGCAAAAATGGGAATACAAGTATTTGATTTTAGTACAGGTTTCTTTAATGCAAATCATATACTTGGAGTTAAGTGGTATGTAAAGATTGATTAAATTAATTACTACACAATACTATTTTTAGACGAAGGAAGTGATGGTTATTGATAGTTTCTATATCTGGAGGCAGACATCCAAGAATAATTAAATCTAATGTTTATTATTTACCTGGTGATGTTAAAGGAATTATTTATCCATATGATATTCGACAAATCAGGAAATTATGGGGAGATATTAAAGAAATCATGAAAATAGTATCTATTTCCATGCAGCCTGCAATAAGTAATATTATTGCTCAATATAGGGAAATGGCCATGAAATTTGATGAACAAATTCAAAGAGAAAAGATAATAGGATTAGCAAAATTAGATACACCAGCAGATAGGACAATACAAGAATTTATTGATTCTATGAAAAAAGAATTCAGAGAATTTAAATGTGATAATGATCCATTGCCTAGACCCACAAAGATTATAAAGGCTGCCAAAGTAAATAAACATGTAAACAAAATAATATATCATCATATCAGAAGTAATTGTTAATAATTGAATTTAGTGAAAGAAGTGAGAATTATGTATTTGTTATCTACAGATAAGGTTCATGCAACATTGGAAATAATGCCATTCAAAGGACAGTTAAGTCCTAATGATACTGAAAAAATTGAAGAAGGAAAAACAATTCAGTTTAACAGATATCATGTTTCAGCGAAAAGAAAAGATTTGGAGCAACTAGCAAATAAGATTAAGGACCAATGGATTAGAGAAACATATGAGCAAATTAGAAAATATGAAAATCTAAAGGTTAAAATTAGGTGAAATTATGATAATAGTAAGATTCAATATTGGGTCCAAGCCTCATGAAATAGAATTCAAAAATTATGAAGAGTTAGGAAAATGGATAGTAAAAAATTATAAATTTAAAATAATGGATGTTGAAGAAGATTAATTAAATAGAGAATAGGGGTTAAAAACATTATTGTTGTAAATCTCTATTCTCATATGACAATCATTTACTAATAGAAGGAGGACAAACGGATGGATGAATTAATAACATTAAAAACAACTGAAACTGGTAAAAAGACAGTAAGTGCAAAAGAATTGTATTTAGGATTGGGATTAAATAAAACTAACTGGTCAAGATGGTATCCAACTAATATTGAAAAAAATGAATTTTTCTTCTTAAATATTGATTGGGCAGGGGTTCGTCATAATGACGAGGGTACAGAAACAATGGATTTTGAAATTTCTTTAGAATTCGCAAAACATATTGCAATGATGGCAAGGACAGAGAAGTCACATCAATATAGAAATTACTTTTTAGTATGTGAGGAAAAAATAAAAGAGCAAAATGTTATCTTACCTAAAAAATCGCCAATGGAATTATTAGAACTTGAATTTGCAGCACTAAAGGAACAAAAGCAAGAAATAAAAGTTGTTAAAGAAGAAGTTAAGGATCTAAAAGAAAATATGCCACTGTTCAATATAGACTGTGAAGAACTTCAAAATGCAGTCAAAAGAGTAGGAGTTAGAGTATTAGGTGGAAAAGGATCATCAGCTTATAGAGATAAATCAATTAGAACTAAAGTGTATTCAGATATTCAACATCAAATTAAAAGACAATTTGGATTAAATAGTTACAAAGCTATTAAAAGAAGCCAACTTGATATAGCGATAGAAATTATAGGAAGATATGAAGTGCCTTTTGTATTAAAAGATGAAATTAATTTAGCTAATAGTCAAATGGCTATGTAGGAGGAACAAGATGGTAATAGTAGAAGGAACAATAAAAGGCAAGGCTCGTCCGAGAGTATTTGGTAAACATGCAGTAACACCAGAAGACACTGTTAATTATGAAAATTGGGTAAAGATTTGTTTTCAGCAACAAGATGGAAAACATATTGATGGACCTGTTAGAGCAACAATTAATATTTACTATAAAGTGCCTAAAAGTTATACAAAGAAAAGATTAAAAGCAATAAGAGAAGGTATAGATTATCCTTGCAAAAAACCTGATGCAGATAATGTAGCAAAGATAATTTTAGATTCACTAAATAAAATTGCCTATGATGATGATAGCCAAGTAGTAGAGCTTGTAGTTAATAAATTATGGACGGAAGAACTGGAAAGAGTTGAATTTGAATTAACAGAAGTATAATTATTCAAAAATAAACAGAGTTACAAGCATGTGTCCAAACTATAATGCAATGTGTACAGGCTTGTGACTTCAAAAGGAGGAAACTCATGAATGAATTAGATAGCAAGTTTATAACAACTGATGATTGGAATAATTTTAGCAGTCTTATGAATGATATGGATGTCTTAAATGATAATCAATATTCAATAGCCTACACAATCCAAAGAAGGGCACTATCACAATATGATAGATGGTCAACAATACTTTATCAAATTAGAAGCAATGAATCTAAAGGAATACCAAAGAATCCAGCTCTTAAGGACAGAGTGGGGCAAATATTAAAGATGATAGATAACGTTTATGTGAGTTCTAGAATGGTTTGGGGTAAGGCTAAGGATGATATTACAGGAGGGAAGTATTAATTATGCAAGTTGAACAAATGGAACTCATGAAAGTTATTAAATTCCCTAAAAATAAGATAGAAGAAAAAGAAGATAGAGAAAGAAAGGATAAATTAGAACAAGCTTATAAAATGTTAGATTATTTAATAGGTTGTGGAGCTGATTTTAATATAATAGTTGATATTGAAAAAGGTAATGAATTATTTGAAATAACTGAAAAGCAAATAAAAGAATATAAATATCTAATGTTAACTACGAATTACGAGAAATCTAAAAAGATAAGATTTGCAGAAGGAGTAAATAAAGTTGCATTTTATCAAATAAAAGGAGATGAATTTTAATGCAAGAAGATAAAACAATTGCTATAAAAGAAATCAAAGAACGTATTGATAGAAATATAAAATCCTTATGTGATTTAGACGATAAATATTTAAAGGCTTATAGTCCACAGGATTGCCCAACAGGTACGAGCTATAATGATTATGATTCTATTCATGGAAGTAAAAGTGAATATAGAATAGAGCAATACTGGAAAGAAAAACAAAAGTTATTAGCATTAATAGAATTAGACAAGCAATTAATAATATCTATTGGATTACAGGTTGAGGATAAAGAATATTTAAACTTGCTAAATAACAACAATCAAAAAGTCAAATATTTAAGGCAGGTTAAAGGATATACTCAAGCTAAAACAAGTGAAATTCTTGGAATCAGTGAAAGACAGGTGATAAGAATAGAAAATAAACTTAAAAAATGTCAAACGTCATGAACAATGTCATGTTTATGTCATGGTAACTTGCTTTTCAGAGGTTTATAATAGTATTTGTAAAGAATTCAACAAGGCCTCCAACCAAGTTGAACAAAGAACTCTCATAAATTCTCAATACCCTTTTATACTAAAAGACACTTATAGAAATATAGGTGTCTTTTGTTGTATAATGAATATAGAACACATATTCGTTAAAAGGGGAGAGTTAAAATGAAATGCATTATTAAATATAAAGATCAAGAGAATGAATGTTTTTGTAATAAATTAAAAGAATGTAGCAAATGCAATAATAAAAATAATAGAGAATCAGAAGAAAAATGCGAGGTATCACCTAACGGATATTGTACTTGTAGAACTTGTGGACATTCAGTAAGAGCTTAATTTTATGGGATAAAAACAATAAAGTTCTTAAATTTAACTGTAAAGTTGAAGTCTTAAGTTTATACTTGAGAGATATGTAGACGATATGGGGTATTTTTATTATGCTTATAGACCAGTAGAAACAAAAAAATATATATGAAGGTGAGGTGGTTCCCTCCACGGCACGAGTATATAGCATCTACTGGTTTATTTTATAAAGAACTTATCAAGCCTCCTAATAGTGCTCAAATAGATAAGACATATTCCTAAGTAGACTAGGAAAATCAACCAGACACAGTTGAAGGAAAAGTAATGCCCAATAAAGGTTACGTCTATAATAATTCCTAACAGATCATTAGGGGTTACCGTTTAACAATAGGGTTGCAAGATATAAAGGCGGATATCTGCTGAAAAGTAAACCCGCTAAAGTGAGAGGCTGAACTGATTATGTCGATAGGTTCGGGGGAGTAGAAGAAGACAAAGAGATATTTACAGTTGTTGCACTCTACAAAGCAACAACTTACCAAAATAATAGAAATCAAGACATCTAATTAATTTTAGGTGTCTTTTTTATACCCAAAAATAAAAGAGGAGTTGTTGTAGTATGTTAAAAATCTTACAAGAAAGAAATGTAAGGATGATCTGGTCAAAAGATGGTAATGAAATTTGGTTTAATGCTAATGACATAGGAGAAGAACTAGGAATAGTCCAAGTTAGTTCTACATTAAGGAATATAGATAAAGAATATAAGAAAAAATTTAATGAATCTACTATGCAAGCTATGCAAGGTAGAAATTTCAAAGATAAGTTAGCTAATTTTGGAGAAATATTCATTACCGAGGAAGCTGTATACAACTTATCGTTTAGAAGCAATAAAGCAGAAGCTAAATTATTTACTAAATGGGTATCTAAGGTATTAAAGCAAATAAGAATTAATGGTTATTATATAGCTACTGATAAAGATAATGAGTGGTTAGGAGTAAGAACAGACAGTAAAACTACTAGGAGAGAGTTCACAGATGAGATTCAAGAGTTTGCGCATTATGCAACAGAGCAGGGAAGCCATAAGCCCCAAATGTATTATATACACTTCACTAAATTAGTAAATGAAAAACTTGGAATACCAAAAGATACTAAGAGAGAAGATTTAAACCAAAATACATTAATGGATATCATGGCATTAGAAAGAGTTATGTCTATGAGATTACCTAAGCTAATAACTAAAGAAATGCCATATAAAGATGTTTATAAAGAAATAAAGAAGCTAATAGCTATTATATAGTTTTATTTGTAATATTTAGAAGGGATTTACCTACTTTTGTATAATTACTTATATAAGGGGGGAAAATATAATGGATAATTATCTAAAAATAGCTGCCACAATAGTCACTGTAGCAGGTGTAATAATTGCATATTTTAATGTAGAGCAAGATAAATATGAAGAACTAAAAAAAGAGTACTTTACCAATGTATTAGAGATTTTTTTTGCTGAGTATGTTAAAAACAATAATATTGATGTAGTTAATAATTTTAATCAAGACTTTACTAATAGACCGAAATTTATACCTAGCTATATATACTATTTAATTAGAGAGAATGAGAATGAAAAACTCAAAAAAGTACTGATTATTGATTATATTGAAAGCTATCCATCGCTGTCGAATAACATAAGTAATACTTTAGATAAATTTATTAGGAGATTTGCTTTTCTAGAATCTATTGTATATATTATTGTAATGTTAATGTGTATACTTATGTCATTACAAGGGATATTGGGATGCATAGATTACCTAAAATCGTATTATTTAGATGGTATAAGTGGTACAATGACTTCATTTGGTGTTGAAATGTCGCCTATTATCTTTTATTCACTATACATAGTATTAGCTATAATTTTTATAGGGATATTAAAATTTACTTTAGATAATGTTATAAACAGTATAGATGAGTATTCTCTAAAAAGGAAAACAATTCAATCAATAGTAAATAAGAAAGTAAAAAAATATAACAAGAAATATACAAAATATTATATATAAATTTCAATTTATATAAAAGGGCTCTAGAAACAGGGTTCTTTTTTTATGCAATAAGACAGAAAGGAGATTTAGTCATGGGACAAAGAAAGAAAATTAAATTAAATATAAAATTCAGCCAAGGGAAAGTAGTATGTGCTAAGTCTCCAATTGAATGTATGAGCTGCGAAGATATAAGTAAATGTGAAACAATAGATACATATTATTATCCTTTCGAGGGTGTAAAGGAATGTTTTAAGAATAGTGAGAGGAGTAGATAACAATGATTAGCTTATCAATAATATCTACAGAAATAATATTGTGTTATCTACTCTATAAGAGAATAAAAGCAGTACAACTCAATAACCATAAGGAAATAAGAAAGAGCATGAGAAGTTTTACAAAGAAGAAAAGAAAGTAACGATATATAGAAAAGGTGAAGAAGATATGGAAAAAATGTTGAGTGATGAACGGATTAAATTTTATCTTAAAAGATTACAAGGAAAAGATAAAAAAGCTAAATTGAAAGCCAAGTCAATATTTTTAAAAGATATGAAGAGATATGGTCAAGCAAGGATGAATAAATGTAAAAGAATGATTAATGAACTATTTAAGTAATACATAATACTTTTTAACATTAGAAGAACATACCGGAGGTGGTGACAATGAGGGATGGCTAGGCAAAGAAGTCCTGCGAGGGACGAAGCGAAGAAATTATATTTAGATTCAAATGGAACAATGAAATTAGTTGATATAGCAGCTAAGTTAAATTTAAAAGATTCTCAGATTAGGAAGTGGAAATCACAGGATGAATGGGAACGAGAATTAAAAGGAGCGTTACCAAAAACCAATAGTAACGTTACTAATCAAAAAGTAACTAAAAAGAAGGGTACTAAGGAGCTTATTGCAGATGAAGTTAAAGAGGTATTAGAGAATACTGAATTAACTGATAAGCAAAGGCTTTTTTGCGTTATCTATGCTAAGCGTATGAATGCAACAAAAGCATATCAACAAGCATATCATTGCTCTTATGAAACTGCTATGGTTGCAGGTCCAAGATTGTTAGGAAATGTTAGGATAAAAGAACAGGTTGATTCATTAACTCAGTTGCAGTTCAATAAGGAAGCTCTTAAAAGAAGTGTTATTCAAAAATATATTGATATAGCATTTGCTGATATTACTGATTATGTACAATTTGGACAAGATTATTACGTAGTTAAAGATAAAGAAGGTAATCCAAAGCTAGATGATGAAGGCAATATTGTTACTAAACCTTATAACTATGTAAGGCTTGGAGAAAGTAATCAAGTAGATGGAACTCTTATTAGTGAAATATCAGAAGGAAAAGATGGAGTTAAGATTAAATTAGCTGATAAGATGAAGGCTTTAGATTTTCTCACAAAACATTGCAATCTATTATCGGATGAAGAGAAGATTAAGCTTGATATTGAAAACAAGAAACTTCAAAATGCAAAACTAGTAGCTGAAATAGAAAAAGTTAAATCTGAAAACTTAGATGAAGATATAGAATACATTATTGAGGATGATGCAGATGAAGAAGAGAATAAAACTTAAAAGACCATTTGTAAATCCTAAATATAGATTCATGTTTGAGCCAAGCTATATTCCTTATAAGTACAGTATTCTATATGGTGGCACTGGTTCATCAAAGTCATTTAGTCTAATCACTCTATTTGTTGAAATGTGCATTAAGCATTCTACATTTGACATACTTGTAGTTCGTAAATATGCAACTACATTAAAAGATACGGTTGAAATGCCTGTTACTGATATGATAAGCAAAAGATTCTTAAATAAGCTTAGTGGTAACGGACTGGTTGAAGGAAGAGACTACACATATAATAGAACTCTTAAACATATAAAGTTTGCTAGTGGCTCTATAATACGTTTCAAAGGGTATGATAATCCTGAAAAGCTTAAAGGTATTGATAATGTAAATGTACTTTGGATGGAAGAAGCTACAGACTTTACGCAATCTGATCTTGAAGATATTCAAGATAGATTAAGAGCTACACCTCCAAGTAATCATCCATGGGGCAAAGAATTAAAAATTTTCCTAAGTTTTAATCCTATTTTCAAAACTCATTGGATAAGGACTTACTTCTTTGAAGAATCAATTGATATGTCTGATGAAGTTCATAGAGATATTGTTGCTGATCCTGTAACAACATTTGCATTAAAGACTACATGGAGAGATAACCTTTATTACAATGGACAATATAAGGATGGAAAACTTAGAGATAAAATGAAAGTTAAAAATCCTCGTAAATATGGTGTACAGTGTAATGGTAATTGGGGTGTACTTGGAGAATTAATCTATGAAAATTATAAGGTTATTGAATGCAATAAAGACTTAAAGTTCTATGATGATGTTAGTTGTGGTTTAGACTTTGGATTTGAACATAACACAGCATTTCATGATATAGGAATTAAGGATGGTGATATTTATGTTATTAGAGAATTATACAAGCCTAAACTAATTGCAAGTGACATAGGCAGTAATCTTAAACGAATGTATCCAGATAGTTATACCAGTCTTAGAATATATGCTGATAACTCAAGGCCTGAATCAATTGAAGATATGAGACGAGCAGGTTTTCATGGTATAAGAGCATGTACGAAAGGCCCTAATAGTGTGCTTGAAGGAATTGAGTGGTTACAGGATAGAAATATATACATTGATGAAAGTTGTATAGGTGCTATAAACGAGATAGAGAGTTATCAATGGGAAAAGGATAAGAAAACAGGCGAGAGACTTCCTAAACCTATTAAGGTTAATGATGATGCTATGGACTCTATAAGATATGGTACTGAAAGGTTTAAGAAAAATTCTGAAGTAATAGCTGAAGTAGAAACTACTTCATATGAAGATATAATGGATGCAAGTTATGATGGATATTTTGATTGAGAGGAGGTGAAACTTTGGGATGGGTTAAAAATAGCATAGGTAAAATTACTAGTGTGTTTATGCATCAACTTCCTGATGCTGGAGGTACAAGCAAAGGTGCTACAGATGAAGCACTTACGATTAAAACGTCACCTACTATTTGGGAGTATGAAATGTTCCGCTTGGAGTGGGATAGACGTACAGTATTAAGAGAAATAGATTTAATGCTTAAGTCTGATACAAGGATAAAGAGGGCGAATAAGGTGTTTGCTAGTACTGCAGTTAGAAAAGGCATAACGGTTACGGTTACATCAGAGGTTAGTAGCGAAATAGCAGAAAAAGCTCAGGATGTTATTAATGAATTAATGCGTGACTGTCAAATTAACGCTAAGATAGGAAGCTGGGCAAGGATACTTCCAAAGGAGGGCGATTTATTCTTAAACCCTGTTATAGATTTAAAGCAAAGGAAGATAGTTAATATAAAACGACTTCCAGCTGTTACAATGCAACGTAATGATGATATGACAGGTAATTTTGAAGATGTAAATAAAGCTTTTCAGCAAATAGACCCTATAAGTCTAGACGTTTTGATGGAATTTCCACTATGGGCAATAAACCATATACGCTGGAATCATGAAGAAGGAGATCGTTATGGTGAAAGCCAGTATTTAGCTTGTCGTGGTTACTGGAAGAAGCTTAACATGTCAGAAGAAGACTTAGTAGTTAGAAGACGTACAAGAGCAGTTCCAAGAAGGTTGCACAGCATAGGTACTAAAGATAACCCAGGAGATTGGTCAGAGGTTGAAAAGTATAAAAAGAAAAATGGATTAGACAATGCTAAGAAAGCTCAAGTTACAACGGATTATTACGGTAATGGATTAACTGATATCAAAGACCTAAATGCTGATGCACAGCTAGATCATATTAAAGATATAGAACATTTACAAGAAGTATACATGATAGGTACAAGCGTACCACTTCATATTTTAGGTTTTGGTCAAAATGTTAATCGTGATATTGTAGAAGACCAAAAAAAACAATTTGAAGAAGACACACAAGAATTGCGTAGTCTACTTGAATATGGTGATTCTTCACCTTATAGTGGATTACGTTTTATTTTCGACTTTGCATTAGCTTTAGCTGGAATAAACCCTATGATGGTGGATTACAACATTAGGTGGTTTGAAAATGATAATGATACTGCTGATAATAGAGTTGATAGGGTAATAAAATTAAGGTCTTCACAGCCTGACCCTTTAATAAGTAAGAAATTGGCTTTAACAATAGTATCTAAGGATTTAGGTCTAGAAAATGAATCTTCAATAGAAGCTGAATTAAAAGCAATAAAAGAAGAAATGCAGGAAGATAGACAAGAGCAACAAACTGAGGCTGGTGCTTTAAATCCAGAAAAGCCTTCAACTAATCCAATAGATAGAAGCACAGCAGCAAGCTCTGGTAAGCCTGTAACAGATGAAGTAGTTGCAGATAGTAAAAAAAAAGAAGATTTTTTCCCGTTGCATGGAAAACAGATGGCTAGAATAGAAAAACTATTCATAAAGGATGTAGTTAACATCCATAAAAAGTCTTATAAGAAAATAAAACCTAAACTAAGTAAATTTATAAGCAAAATTGAAACCTTAAGAACTGTATATAATGATGTTAAGAATGAAGATGAACCTACACCTAAGCTTGTAGAACAAACCATGGAAATGATTAGTGCTGCAATTGAAAATGATAAAAGAGAATATCAAGATATTCTTTTAACTTATTATAAGAAAACTTCAACAAGTGCTAGGGAGAATGTAGCAAATGAGTCAGATAATATTAATATAACTACAGACTTTATAAACCCAGAGGTACAGAAGTACTTCTTAAGAGAAGCAGGAGAAAGAATAGACGGAATATATGAGACTACTATGCAGGAATTACGCAGTCAATTGTATACCGCTTATACAAATAAGGAAAATGTATCACAGTGGGAAAAGAGAATAGAA